GAAAGCTCGGCTTTTGCGGCCTCGTAATCTTCCGGCGCATCGTAGCGCATTGCCTTGTCCGTGACGGACATCCGAGGGTCCCACGAATGCGCAATAAAACTGTACACGGGTCCGGAACCTAAGCCGACGCCCATCCACTCACCGGCAATCGAGTCGCCCAGTTCATCGCCCAGTTGGTACCCACGCACAAACGCCCGCAGGGAGTCGTCCGGCATCGTGTTGTTGTTGACGCCTAGAGTCGGCAACGGAGGGTCCGCGGTAATTGTGTCCCGCCGCACAAATTTGTCACCCTCCCAATCGGGCTGCAAAGAGTAGTCGATGCTCGTCAGATTCCCGATTGATGCGATCGGCGTGAACTCAATTGTGCGCTCCCACTGTTCGACAGCGTGGTAGAGCCAACCCGCCTGCGCCATCGGCACGGTAACGCGCGCAATCGGGTTCACCGAGTTTTCAAACCCGCCGACTGTCGGGGTTCTCGGTGCGAGCTGCTGCAGCGGTATCGGGTAAGGAGCGCCGCCGGTCATGCGATAATAAATGGCCCGTGCCAGGGGACGATCACCGGCGCCGCGATGCCCCGCATCATAAGCACCTGCGCCCCGACGTTTGTCCGCAGTTGCTGCAGCACTTTTCGTTTTTCGGGAGTCTCTCCGGTGCCAACGCTGTACGTGTCCCCGTGCCTCGGGTCCTCTCCGTCCACTACGTGTGCAATCAGCACCCGGCTTTTGGTGACCGTAAAAGGGTCATTCCCGGCCGTTTCAATGGGATCCGGGTAGTTTGTCCACCCCTCGGCTGTTGGGTCACCTTCTTTGAGCGTTGCGCTGGCAATCGTCAGCCCGTCAACGTCGCACTCAAGCCAGATTGATTCGCCAATTTCCGGGAGCGAAAACTGCCCGGGGTCGTCTGCGTTGTCCTGCGCGCTGCCAAGAATTGCGCCAAGCGGCAAATCGCCGCCAATCGTGATCAACTCTCCGGTTTCGATGGAGCAAAAATAGGACTCGCCCTGCACCCGAACAACCGGGAACGCCGGATCCTCTGGGTAGCCAATCACAACGCGAAACGGCGTGTATTTGATTTCCTCGCTTGCCTCTCCACCACCACCGCCACCGCGCCGCCCAGTCTCGTCGACACTGAGTATCGTACCGTTGCTCGATTGGATCATCCGCAGCCCAACTCCGGGCCGCACTGCGTTTTGTCGGATCTCGGCGATGATTTGCTGAAGGTGGACCGCGCGGATGGGGTCACCGACTGAAATTGTGGGCAACATTTTAAGTCCCTCCGTAAAGCCCCGTGTCCCACCCTACGCGGCTGCCGATCCACTCGTATGTGTTTTCCCAAAGCCCTGTTGAGGGCGTATATCGGCCCTCGGCATTGTTGAGTAGGTAGTTTGCCATCCCGCCCGGGTCGATTGGAGGCGAGTTGATTTTTCCAACAAGCTCCAGCGGAGGCGCCGCGTTTTCAAACCGCGTTAAGCGCACCACCACTTTGGGCGCGTAGTACTCTTTAGTGCCTCGGCTGTAGAGCTTAAACAGTGTTCCAAAAACTGTGCTTGCGTCGTATTTGCTCGGGTCAAAATACCCGAGGTCGTCGTTAAGAACCGTAAAACCAGACACGGTGAGGTTTTTGTTTTTGGGGTCCTGCGGGTTTGCCTTCCACCTATTCCACGCGTCCCACGCGTCATTGCCTCCCGGGATGTCATTAAACGCTGGATGAGTTTCAATCGGATCCACCGTTGCCGCTCCGCTTACAGACAATTGCGTTTCGCCGGTGCCCCCTCCGCCGCCGGGGCCTCCGCCTGAGTTGTTCCAGAAATAAACTTGCTCCCCCGAATACTCATAGACGCCGTTTGAGATTTTATAGGTCTGGTTAGCCATCCCATCCACTTCAGTGCCAAAACTTTCCAAACTCTGGTACGTAAAGCGAAGCGTTTTTGTCGCCGCCTCCGTGTTGTAGATAGTCTCCTCTGAAATCAGCGTGCCCATATTTAATTCTGGTAAGCCGGGGCGGCAATGGTTGCTCCTTTGTTGGTGTTATCAACGACTTGCTTCAGCAGGGCGTTTGTGAACTTTTGCTGCGCCACCATCGGGTCCAGTGTCTGAAACGACCCGCGCACAACGCCGCCACCGACGCTTCCAAACATCCCGAACACCTGCGACGCGCGGGATGGTGCAGGCGGCGCTTTTGTGTTGAGCACGTCGAGGATGTCCCGTTCCAAAACAGGTTTTTCTGGCGCGCGCGGTTTTGCGCCCAGTTCTTTCTGCATGCGCTCGGCCTCGGTGCGGCCTTCGTCCATCAGCGTGCGCAATTTTTCTTTTTCCGCGACAAGGTCAATCACTGGCGTTTGGCCCGCTTTTTTAAACTCCGCGGCAAACGCTTTCCCGCTAGCAACAAGTCGTTGCCCGGCTTGGTCAAGCGTTGGCAACGCAGCGGTCATTTCATCTGCACCTTTGACCATGTCTAAACTACCGACTGCGCTCATCCGAAACGCAGAAGTCTGCAATTCAGAACCGGCTTGCACTAATTTTTCGCCGATCACTGGCAAATCGCGCAGTTTGACAAGCATTGTCCCAATTCCATCTAAAATCAACGCAGCAAACTGTTTGCCAATTCCCAACAACACAGCGCCAAAGCCTTTGAAATAGTCTGTGATGCCTCCAAAGGACCCGCGGAAAAGTTCCGCAATTGCAGCTCCGACGCCTTTTACTCCGGCCCAAAAATAGTTGATCCCGCCTCCAAACCCAATTTTAAGCGCGGTGGTAATTAGCTCGCTTAGATTGCCCTTTTCAATCGTGCCGTAAATCGACGCAATTACGTTTCCAACACTTTCGCCAATCGCGGTGATATCCAGAGTCTTAAACCAATCCGCCGCCATTTTCAAAATTGGCGCCAGTTCTGCGGCCATCCCGACAAAAAACCCGCGCAGTTTTGTGTGGTAGAGCCCAAACGAATCAGTGATGCCGTCGAACGTGTCTGCGTATTTGGCCATCAACTCTCCCTGACGCCCAAGTGCCGCGGCCGCCTCATCGAGTCCGCCTGCTGCAAAGAACGCAAGCATCCGCCCGCCAGACTTTCCGAACACTTCCATCGCCACCGCAGATTTAAGCGCCGGGTTTTCGATGTTGGCAATGCTCTCACCAACAAGCCTCAGTTGTTCATCCGCGGTCGTCTCCGCCAAATTATCCGCAGACAGCCCCAACGCCTCAAAAGCTTTTTGCGCCGCCTCGCTGCCGGTTTGCGCGCCCACGATGGCTTTTTGCAACTTGGCAATCGTCGGTTGCACCTCATCTGCACCAAGCCCGGCCTGCTCAAATGCGACGCGCAACTGCATCAGTTTTTCGATGCTCACGCCCGTCTGCTCTTGCAGGTCGACCAGCTCGCCGCCCTGGTTCATGGCCTCGTAGATTCCCGCACCGAGCCCGGCAAACGCGCCAACGCCGGCGACCGACAGCCCTTTGACGAGCCCAGCGATGCCGCTAATGCCCTTGCTTAACGCGGAGCCCATCAGTCTGCCCGTTTGCGCTGCGGTGGAACTCACCGCTTTTAGCCCGCGGTTGACCGCATCCAGCCCAACAACAAAGCCGGTAACTTTTAAATCAAGGACTGCCGTTGCGCTCATAGTTTGACCCGTTTTTTGGTTTTGTAGACGAGTTGCCGCATCATTGCCGTCACTTGTAGCCGAACGGCATGAGGAATTCGGCTTGTCATCAACATGTCCTTCGTTGGAAACCCGACGGAATTAGTCATGCGAAAATAAAGCCGAGTGAGCGAAATTTCAAACTGAGCACTACCCGGACCACGGTGCTTTTTTACCCACGACGGCAAAGACGCCTGCACCTTTTGCGCTCCTTGAACCCACCCGCTTGCAAGGTAACCGATTCGCTTCCGCGCTTTCTTTGCGTAGGATTCTTTTGCGGCTTTTGTTACCCACCGCACGGGTTTGTGGTTTCTAGGGACTTTCCCATAGTTGTTGCGTCGGGTTTGGTGGTACCGATGCATTTCATTTAGAGCCGAGTTTGATTTCTGATCGTTCTCGGTTTGCGGTTCTTGGAGTCCGTTTTTTTGAGCCGCGCGCAAACTTGTTGTGAACAGCCTGTTGATACTGGCGTCGAGGCTTTTGATTCCGCGTTGCCTTCCTTCTTTATCGGATTCTGTGTCTTTGCTGCTGCGCTGCCATTTAAACGGCGGGGTCAAGCGGACAGCTTTTGCCGCGACACCTTTTGCTGCTATCAAAAACAGTTCTTGGTAGGTTTTGCGGTATGTTCGGTGGTGCTCATCAATAGCCCGCCACAGTGCGTGCGTGCTCATTTTAAAGCTCACCGTTTCGCTCATACTTCTCCCTCTGCGTCAAGCGCGGCAATCCGAGCCTGCACCGCGTCAAACTCTGCAGCGGCCGGCGGGCGTTTTGCGACGGTCCAAACACCTTGTGAGTAAAGCCAAGCGTGCCAGTACTGCAGCGCGCGCGAAAGCGGCAGCTCCCACATAGTAAACGATTCCGCCCAACCGGTATTCGAGCTGATTGCAAACATCATGCTCGCCGTCCAGTTGGGCGCTAGAATTCCCCCGGTTCCGCAGGGTCTGGGGTTGTTTCACGCGAGACGGTGTCGATGGCCGCGGCTTCGGTCAGTTGGGAGATGCGGTTGATCTCGCGCTCTAATGCTTTGAGGTCGCCCGGCATAACCTCAAATTCGAACCGCGCGATGTATTCGTTAGCGGTGCCCTCGCGAAGTGCGCGCTGGACCGTTGCCAGTGGGGCACTCTGGATCCACGCAAACGCCACCACCTGGCGCTGCATTTCTTCGGCTGTTAACGCGTCCCCGTGCCCCAAGAAAAGGCTCAGTCCCAGCTTCCGGCATGCAGTCATGCTGCCGATGGAAAACGGCCGCAGCTTCAAATTTCCAACATCCACCGGCCCGTCAAAGAATGCGTCGTCGGTGCTCATAACATCGCCAAAATTTTTGCCTTCATTTCATCGCTCGCGTTTGCCGCAATCGTCGCCACTCGGTTTCCGCGGCGAATCAGCACGCTTGGTTTGTGCTCTTTCACAAACGCGGTCAACTGCGCCAGGTTGTCGGAAAACGCGCGCAGGTACGCGATCGGATGGTTGGCGTTTGCCTCGCACCAGGCCTTGTCGGCAAAGCGTTTTGCCACCTCGGAAAAAGTCAGTTCCTCGCGTTCAAACGCCGGTTCAAAAACAGCTTTGGCGTCGCCGTCCATTACCCACGTGACGGTGCGCTGCAGCCCGTTTTTTGTTTCCTCGACGGTGTAGCTGTACGCCTTTTCCGCCGGCTTACAACCGCAGCTAATGGCCGCGGCTACGGTGCGCGTGTTGCGCGACTGCAACGGGTTTTCGTTGTCGCGCAGGAATTCAATTGTTTGCCCTGGTCTCATTTTAAATTTCGTCGGCTCTGCCCGCCGCGGGCGTCTGTGTGCTAACTTGCGCTCGGGTACGCCGTGCCGCTGTACTCAAATTTTTCAAAATCGTCATTCACCTGCGTCCGTTTGACGCTGGTTATGACCACTTTGCCATCTGTCCCAGTCGGGGCGCCGGATGTGCCGCCAATTGTGACGCTAGGTTCTCCAGAACCGCGGACTGTGAACGTCGTTGTTGTGTCGATCAACCGCGCTTCGCTAAATTCACCGAGTCGGTCCATCAGCATTTTTTCTTCGGACTCGTACGAAATTTCGACGGACTCAATAAGCGTCCCCGTTAGGGCTGCAATTCCAAAACCGTTCGCGCTTGGCATAGTGTTTGTCGGTTATTCGTACTTCGTCGCGGTGATTTCTGCGGTTCGGAAATCGTCGTTTGATTCGGAAATCTTTGCGCTCGTCACTTTGAACCCGGAGAAAGACCCGATGCTCGGGGTGGACCCGATAGAAACGTCGCCCTTGCTGCGGATGGTCACACGCGTGGTTATTACGCCTTTCGGCTGCGCAACAACGGTTGCTCCGACCTCGTTTTTAATTGTGGCGACTTCAACACTTTGCTCCTCGGAGCTTTCCTGCATCCACCCACCGGATGGGGCGGTGCCGTTAAATGTGTCGGTTACTCCAAATGATGCGGGCATACGTTTTTTGCGGGTTGTCAAGCCGGCGGCCCGAAGCCGACGGTGTAGTTCATCGTCGTGACAAATTGGTTGTTGTTGACGCTTGGCTGCGTGCTGGTCGCAACGACACCAAAAAGCGCAACCGTAGCTGTTGAAATTTCCAACTCGCGGATCACCGTGTCGATCTCTTGAGCCCACGCGGCCTGCTGCGCGGTCGTTGTGTCGCTGCTGGCGGCAACTAGCGCAACCTCGAGTGTCCCCCGGTACAACGGGCTCCCAAGCACGCTTTCAGCCTCAATTTTTAGCAAGATCGCGGGTAGCTGCATTTCATCCGCCGTGTGCTGTCGGCCGATGTACATCGCCGGAAACTCGGTCGCCAACGCGTCGCCGATTGCCGTCACCAAAAACTGGTCGATCATTGCGTTGGGTGTTCCAGGTTTAACGTGTAGGAGATCACATCCGACTGGATCGTCGCGATGCGTAGCGCGGTGCCGTTAACCGTCACCAGCTCGCCAACGCTTGGCGCCGGAAACCCCGTTTTGCGGACGTAAACCGCCATCACGTAGTTTGCTCGGTTGCCGCCGATGTCGAGGTCCGGGTCAGTTTCCAATTCGTTGATGATCGCACGATAAACGGTGCCGCGGAAAGTAAACGATTGGCCCATGTAGGCGATCGCGTCCGTAACAGCGCGGGCGTTGATTTCGTGAAATCCCATCAGAGCACTCGTTTGCGCGCGCGGGGCGCCGTTACTTCTGCGTCTGGTTCTGCGGCTTTCAGCTTCTTTGTCCGCTCAGCAGACCGGCAGACAAACAAACACACTTCGCCGGGCGTCGAAAAATCTTTGTAAAAACGCACGGCTTCATCCGGCGTCCCGTGAAAAACAACATCAGGCCGCAGGCCCGTCCGGTGCGTGACAATTGCGATTTTCGTCATTTCAATTTGAAACTTACGACACGCGCGGCGTTCTGCATCAAAAAAAACACCGCCGAGGATTTGAGGCCCTCGGCGGTGAAACACATCAACAAACAACTAGGCGCTGACGATGCGGACGCCGGTGTCGGTGCCAGCGGACGCTCCGTAAAGGACGCTGAGAGAGTACTTGAGGACGCCCTCGTCCTGGTTGTACCAACGGCGCCACTGGAGCGGCAGGTTGAGGCCGGGGACAACCACGTCGGCAATCTCACCGCCGGACTCGGCAAAGCCGGTGCTGTCGACGCTGCGCGCCGCAACGATCAGCGAAGATTTATGAGCGGCAAACCCCTGCAGGTTTGCGGCGTTTGCGTCGGCAAGGTCCGTCTCGTAGACGTCAAACCCGGCGACGCGAGGAACAACGCCTTCGGTTTTTTGAGCCGTGATGCCGGGAATTTCCGCGCTGTTCAGCGTTTTGACCAGCGACGCGTAGTAGGTCGGGTTGACGAGCAAACTGCGGCCGGATTTGGGCGCCTTTTTGGTGGCGGTCAACGTGGCGGCAATGTCCGCGAGGTCGTCGCGATCAAAGTTTGCCGCGGTAATCGTTGTCGATGTGGCAAAATTTCCAACGACAACAAGGTTCCAGATGTAGTCAAAGACCGCCTGCCCAACAGCTTCCAGCGCGGGCCGGATAAACAAGTCGTTGAGGTTGATTGCGCTTTTGCTGCGCTCGAGGTCGTTAAAGCCCCACACAAAACCCGGAAATTGGTTAAGCGTGATGGTTTTAGCGGTCATTGCCGTGTCCTGCTGCGTGTAACCGCTGGACAGGTCAACCGCCGTAGGGCGGGTCGGGATGCGGGTCGTCACGGACGCTCCGTTTGCAGCGATGTCCGCAGAAAAATCTGTCGTGAACGCCGCGAGGGGAGCAAAAACGCTGGACGCGTACGGAAGTGATTCGTTTGCGATAGCCGCCAGGTTCACTCCGGCGATGGTATTAGTAGCCATGGTATTGGTTTAGTGGGGTTTAGTTGCGGAGTATGTCGCGGTGCTTGAGGTAAAAAGCGTTGCGCGCTTCGACGGGCAAAGCGTTGTACTCGGCCCAGAGTTCTTTTTGTGTGCGCTGCTGCACCGGTTCGGAGGCAACGGCCACAGGCGGCACGCCGATTGCAGCCATCGCCTCGGTCACTCGCATTTCGGCAGCCTGCGCAGCCTGGTTTAGTTCAGCGTTGCGTGCCTCAAGAGCTGTGACGGCGTCCAGCAGCTCGACGCGTTGCGCTTCGATATTTTCAGCGCGGCCGATTTGTTCGTTTAGCAGCGCAGTTGCTGCCGTCAGGTCCGCGGCAAGGCGGGCGTTTTCTTCCTGCGCAGACCGAAGCGCCGTCAGCGCCTCGGTGATCGTCTTCGGGCCTTCAATCATGATGCCCTTTTCGGGCTGTCAACTGAGCTGCGTTTCGAGAAACGCCATTGCTTCATCCTCTAACGCGATTTTGTCGATGAGGTTGTTTGCCAACGCCCGGGGCGCAAGAAATGCCTGCCCGCGCATGGCGTCCGCGCTTACCAATCGGCGGCGAAGCACGTTTCCGCGGAACTGTTCAAACGCATCCTGCACGTACTGCTCAAGCGAAGCGCGTTGGTCCGGCGTCAAGGATGGCCCGTGCATGGCCGCCTTAAGGTCCCCCTCAACGTTTGTAATCGGCTGCCAGTCCATGCCCTCCGCGGCCCACATGGCCGACTGGTCGATCCACGGAATGATGGTACCAATGCTGCCCCACGTGGATGACGGCGTGCCAAAAGCCCAGTCGGCGCTCACGGCGATGTTGTACGCCGCGCTGCACGCGAGGTCGTCCGAAAACGCAAGGACCGGGATTGGGCACGCCTGCACGGCTTCGGCGATTTCTGCGTTGCCGACCACAGTTCCGCCTGGGGAGGAAATTTCTAAAAAAATTCCGCGGGCACCCTCTTCGACTGCGCTTTCGATCTCGTCAGCGATGTCCTCGTAATCGCTGTTCCCGCAGCTTTTTTCAATCTGTGACAGCCCTTTGCCAAGCACGCCGCACACGTGGATTTTCGCGATCCCCGACGGCAGGATTTCCATCTCCTCTCGAGGGTTGGCAAACATTTCCGCGCCGGGCATGTGGTCAGCACGCACCATTGCATTTTTTACCACGCGCGCCACCGCGGCGTGCCCCTCGGCGGTGATAAACCACGGGCGGAAGAAAACCTGCTCAAAAACGCGTTGGAACCTCATAGTGCGGGAGTCTCGGTCGGTGCTGGGGCGGGCGCTGCGGCCATCGGAACGCCGGGAATCACGCGGAACGCCGACTCCGGCAGCCCGCTGCGCTCCATGCGCGTGCGGATTTCAATTTCCTCGCGTTCACGTTCGTCAAGGTGATCCCCCAACGTGCGGCCGCCCTCGGCAAGAATCTCAGTAAGCGTGCGCATGCCGAGTTTGTACGCCTCCCGGGCGTCTGCGTTGGCATAGCCTGCATCGACGGTCACCGTTGGGGGCGTGGTGAACCCCCATTTGAGGCTGCCCCCGAGGTCCGTCCCTCGATAAGGTGGCAGGATGCCCAGCTTGATCGCTTTGCTGACCGCGTAGCCGACTCGCCGGCGCGCTGCGGGACGTAGGAGGTCCTGCCGATCCGATACAGTGCGGTTAACTTTTGCGACCATCGCGCGGACGCTGGCGCCCCCAAGTTTTGATGCGTCCCAGAAAAACTCGTACGGCAGGCCGGCACCGTGCAGGGCGTTGCGTAGGAGTCGTTCCATCAGGCTGTTTGTAGCCTCGGAAGGCACTTCGCTCTTTAACTGTTCCAGCTTTGCGCCGCTGTTGGCGCGGAAATAACGCACGGTGCCCCCGAAAATTTCCTCGCCGACCAGCCCCTGTTGCGTTGGGCCCGGCCGCTGCAACTGCATCACCGGATCGCTCATGTCTGCCACGCCGAGTTCGTTGTGTTCGATGAGCCCAATCGCCGCCGCCAGTTTTGCGGCCTGCCGCACGTAATCCTGCATCGTCATCAGGTCGCGCAGGTCGAGGATTGCGCTTGTAAACGCTGGGAGCCCTCGCGTCTGGTCCGGGGCCACGGGCTCTCGAAGGAAATCCATGTTGCGTGCGCTAATGTCTCGGTCCTCTTCCGGCGTGCGCCCTAACACGCGAAAACCAATGGGGCGCCCGTATTCGTTTACGATGACCCCGTTGTGCTGCCGGTACCCGCGAAATGCCCCGGCTTCCACCGTTGGTTTGTTGTCTCGGCTGCCAATCGCGTGCCAAGGGATTTGTTGGAATTGCGGGTACCCGTCGCGCGCCTCGGTGTAGAGGCAAAAAACGTCCCCGTCGCGGTCCACGCTTAAACTGTCGAGGTAAAGCGCCGTCTGGAAATCCATCCCGTTCACGTGGCTGACGCCGTAAAACTGCGACACAAGCCAGTCAGTTGCCGCGCGGCCCCACTCTTTGTCCTCACCCTCAAACCGCGGCAGCCAGGAACGCCCGACCACGTACGTGCTCTTTTCCTGCAGTGCACCCTGCGCCGGGCCAAAATTCCAAAAAAGTTTCTGGCTTGCGTTAACGATCGTGCGCCACTCGCTCACGTCGATGTTTTTGTCGAGCGGTTGCGCGTAGTTGCCTAGCAGGGGCCTCTGCGCCCAGTACCCGCCGTTTGCCAGCCGCAGTTGATTCGGACCGCCGGACCCAAACCCGAGGCTAGCTTTGATGCGCTGCAAAAAGTTCCGAACCATAATCAATTGAACATTGCCTGCGTGCGGGTCACCGGCCGACAAATGCCGCGCGCTTTGTGATCAAGGGCGAGCTGCGCCATCGCTAAAATCTGGAGCTTGGAAAGCATCCCCGGCGCGGAAAATGAAAAGCTTGATCCGTTGACCGTGCTGGAAATTAGCGTGCCCTCGCCAGCACTCACTGCGTCAAAAGTTGAGTCCCGCAGGTTTCGCAAAAACGCGACATCCTGCTGCAAAAATACGTTGAGAATCACAGAAGTTGCGGCGTCCACGTTAACCGCCGCATGTCAATCACTCGTCTCGGTTGTCAATCTGGCCAAGAATGCGGAAATACGCCGCGGCGACCAACTGCATTGCCTCGCAGTCCCACAAGTGGTTGTGCCGTTTCACAAGCACGTAACGCTGTTTGACTTGTTTCGTCACCCGGTCCACGGTGTCCCGTTTCACCTCGCTGTTCATGTGCGCGGTCCAGTCGGTGGACACGTCCCGCGGATGTTCCCACAGGGGCGCCCCCTGCGCTCTCAGGCGGACTAGCTGATCCTTGATTGGCTCATTTGCCCAGTTGATAAGCTTACACGTGTGACCCCGTGGAGATCGCACCGGCCGCGGTTCGGAAAACGCCCGTTGATGCCGCCGGCGCCCAGTGCCGATCCAGAAAAAGTCATCCCCGCGGCCCATCATCGCGTTCCAGCCATGCTGCCCACACTCATCATACACGTTCCCGGTGCTGTACCCGGCGTCCTGAAAAACGCAGTAGTCCTCCACTTTTAAACGCTCCTGCGTGTCGCGGATGCTTTCGATCGTCAACACCTTCCCCTCCCAAATCAACCGGCTTGACCCGTCGGCGCGCCATGCCCGGCACAGCACCCACCAGTGATCCTGCTGCCGGTCGATTGTCAAAAATCTGCGGATTTCTCCTTCAATCCGCTGCCCGTCGATTAAATCGGCCTTGAGGTAATCCGCCCCGCGCAACTCCACCGGCGGAACGTCGTTTTCCTGTTTCCAAACCTCCGCCAAACGCTTTTGGACAAACTGGCGCAGCGCGGACAAATCCCCTGACTTTTTGAGAATCTGCGCCTTGATCCACTCAACAACAAGCGTGCCCCACGGGATCCAGTACACGCCGAGGGCACTGTAGTGAAACGACACGCGCCCGGACAGCCCGTTGCTCGGCATCCGCTCGTAACGCCCCGCGGTGGCCATCGCGCGCCGCTCCTGCGCGGTGTCGCGCGTGACGTGCCCGCACTCCGGGCACTCATGGCGCGCCGAATTTGCCAGCCGCTCCCAGTCGGGCGTGCCGTCATCGAGCGTAGCGTCTTCCCATTTGATGTTCGACCACACCAGCCGGTGCCACACACCGCAGCCTGCGCACACGGTCCCCCAGCACCGTAGTTCCCCGGCCTCAAAAAAAGCTTCGGCCTCATGCGTGTCGTCCCACCCTTGCGACACGCCAATCACGACCGAGTTCCAACGGTCGTGCGTGCGCCGCTGCGCCTCGCCAATCATGCCGGGGCGCCACCTCCACAGCTCGTCACACCACACGTACCGCATGGACTTTTCCTGCAGGCTGGAAAGGTTCGCGCCTGCAATGAACAACGGCATGTGCGGAAATAGGATGCTGGTCTTACGTTTTTGATGCCGGTCCCGCGGAAACAGCGCCGCGGTTTTTTTGCACCCCTGCAGCACCGGGAGCAACCGCGTTTCGGCAAAATCCTTGGCCATGTCGTCACTCTGGCCCACTAGCAGCATGCCGCCCGGGGCTTCCGCCACCACGTACGCCACCAGCAGCTCGAGAAGCGTCGTTTTACCCCCGCCCACCGGGGCGCGGATCGCAATCTGGCGGTGCGCCCCCGCGGTAAACGTCTGAATGATCTCGTTGAGCCAGGGGGTGACCGCTCGGTCAAACAATGTCGCGCGCGCCGAGTGCGGCAGCGTCACGTTTGCCTCGAGCCAGTCAAGGGGGTCCCCCCGAAAACGCGACTGGAACCCGGAAAGGAACCCGTCAAGGACTGGGGCGCGGCACTTCCTCGGGGTCATCGTGTTGTCTGACATCGAGGAGAGATTCCAATTGACCACGGATTTTTTCGATAAGGGAATCAAGTCGCACTAGCAACCGGTCCCGGATTTGGATTTCTGTAAGCCCGGCAAGGTGCCCGGGCAAGTCGTTTGCCAGCGCGGACAACTCCGCCACCAGCACGCTGCCAATCGTTGTCGCCTCCTCTCGGATCTGATCGACCGGCAAAAACTGGTTTCGATCGACCAGCAGACGAAATTTGATGCGCTCGGTTTCCGCCCGGATTTTTTCCAAACGCGCCGCGGCAATGTTCGGGGGCCCGTGCGCGCTAATCTCAGCCGACTCGGCCGCCTTCGCAGCTTTCCATGCTCGCGCACTCTCCACCGAATCGCGCGGCATTCCCTGCATCGCCCATCGGCTAACCGTGGACACGTTCACGCCCATTTCAGCCGCGATGTAGGCCAGGATTAACCGGCCAGATCCATCCCGGTTCGGACTTGGTGGTCCAACCGGCTTTTCCTCCACCCGCGGCCGGCGCGCCTGAGGTTTCCGGGGTGTCTTTTTGTTACTCACGTTTTTTTAGAAATATGCGGCAACCAG